TACTACCGTTTTATCTCAGCATAATATCGAAGGTATTATGAAGTGGAGAAAGAGAGTCGGCGAAGAAGCAGCTAATAAGATATCTTCTAAAGCTGCTGGAAGAGGTACAACCTTACACAAGCAATGCGAGCACTATTTAAATAATTCACCTACAACTTTTAAAACTCCATTTGAAAAGGATCTGTTTAATCGAGTTAAACCGTACTTAGATCGTATTGATAACATACATGCTCAGGAATTGAGAATGTTTTCTGATCATTTAAGAATGGCTGGAACAGTGGATTGTATTGCTGAATTCGACGGTGAATTAGCAATAATTGACTTCAAAACATCATCAAAACCCAAGAAAACCGAGTATATTGATAACTATTTTATGCAATGTGCTGCCTATGCTATAATGTATGAGGAACGCTACGGTATACCTATAAATAGAATTATAATAATAGTAGCAGTAGAAGACGATGATTCTCAGATCTTTTACGAGAAACGAGATAACCATGTAAAACAGTTACTACATTATAGAAATCAATACGAAATAAAGATGAACTGATTTACCAAAATACATTGAAATTCAGTTGCCTTGGCAGTATAATCTTTATGTCCCCGGTTGAGAATAGGTTATAACAATTTAACTACTATATATTAATTATTATCTAATGTTATTTTTTATAGGTTATGTAATAGGATTCGTATCAGCAATTATAGTTGCTTTGAGTCTATGGTTAGTATATACTAACGTAGGATTTGAAATATGAGTACTGATTTCGAAAGATACGTAATAGGCTTCGTAATTGTTGTAGTATGTATGTTACTGATCTTATTGTAACGAATTGTTGTAAATCCTTCAAAGCGAAGGCATTCTGGACGCGGGTTCGACTCCCGCCAGGTCCACCAGAAGTGTTGTTTAGGGTGATATGTAAGAGTTTAACAAGACTCTGAGGATTGGAATTCCCGACCTGTGAACAACAGGACACTTCTGATGGGCCTGACATGGTTTCGACAGGGTGAGCTAGTAGAGAAGGCAACACGGTAGGCGATGACCGTAAATCAAGCAAAACAATAAATGCAAACGATGCATTCTATGGTGAGGATCGCTTAGCAGCGTAACTTACTTGGGGTTTCGGTAGCTGTCCTTATTACCCAATCAGCTACCTTAATGATTTTTACATGTTAATTTAATGATTACCTGTAGATGGTTTTTTAAGCATAATGTATAGATAATACGGCATGTGCCGCTAAGGAGATAAAAATGAATTGGACTACACCACAAGCAACTGATATGCGTTTTGGATTTGAAATTACGCTTTACATAGCTAACCGATAAATAAAAAGAGTTGGTAGATCTCTAAAACTACTATACACTTACACACAATAGGAGAGTTAAATGAGCAACATGACACCGTTTGAAATCAGGCTTGAGCTTTTAAAGATGGCAAAAGAAATACTTGAGCAGGATCATTTTGGTAAAAGAGAACAAGTATCTAGTGACTGGACAGTCAAAGTAGAAAACGCAAGACACGCTGGACAAACACCTCCAGATCACCCAGGGTTCCCACCCTATCCTACAGAATCAGAAATCATTACTAAGGCGCAGACCTTAAATGGCTTCGTTTCACAAATCCAAGATGTAAAAGTTACTAAGAAGTCGTCCGCTTAGTATGAGGGGGTTCGCCCCCTTTAAAAGGAGAACAATGTTACACACACTTATTCACTGGTCTATAAGACTATCTGCAGTACTTGCTATTATAGCTGCAGTATCGTTTGCTACGAACAATAAGCTAAAAAATTTATCAGAACTAGATTATAATAGTAAGTATATTACAATGGCTGAAAGAGAAAAACAACTTTCATGTTTATCAAAAAATATTTATTTCGAGGCAGGTAGAGAATCATTCGAAGGAAAGGTTGCTGTTGCTCAAGTAACAATGAACAGAGTTAACTCTGGTGTGTTTCCTAATGATATTTGTGATGTGGTATTTCAAAAAACAAAAGTATATGATAAATTCGTATGTCAGTTCACTTGGTCATGTGAGAGAGGCCCTAAGGTAAAATCTAATAAAGAATATGCTGAGTCACAAGAAGTTGCAAAGAAGGTTTTATTAGAAAACTTTAGATTACCTTCATTGCATGGCGCAATGTATTACCATGCCGATTACGTAAATCCTAATTGGAATTTACCTAAGATTACAAAGATTGGTCGTCATATATTTTATGGAGCAAGAAAATCGTGAAATTTGAAGATATACTAAATAATGTTAAAGACCAGGTAATAAAGTTTTTCAGTAACTTTTCACAAGCTACTGCAGATACTTTTAATTGGATTGGTGTAATAGTAATACATTGTGCAACAATACCTAGTCTACTAGCTCTTAAGTCAGGTTTAACTGATGACGTGCCACCATTGGATATAGTTGTATTAATATGGGCAGGCCTATTGTTTTTATTCATCAGATCAGCTATACTTAGAGATATGCTAATGGTTATAACTATAGGTATTGGGTTTGCCATACAAGCACTTCTTTTAGGTACCATATTTTTCGCATGACAGAAGAAAACATAGACAGCATTACAGATACATTAATTATTACAAGACGGTTTAGATCATCAAATGAATTTAGCATGTACATTGAAGAAAATGTAAAAGCTAAAAAGATAACTTATATGGACGCTATTATTGATTATTGTGACCGAATGGATATCGATATTGAGTCAATAGGTCCTTTAGTAAATATAAGTCTCAAAGAGAAAATACAATTAGAAGCAGAGCAAGCTAATTTACTTAAACCAAAAGGTCACTTACCTATATGATCATGCAACCATACGATGTCTACCGTTATTACTTAGCATTACGGTTACACTTTACAACGGATGCGTATGATGTTATTAAGCAGCAGGGTAGAGTAAAAGCATCGAAGCAAGCATTTCATAAACGCACGGATCTTTTTGCAATAAAGAAAATTGCTGAAACATATTCGGAAAAAGATCTAGTTAACTTCCTAGTTGCTAACTTTGTATCTGGTGATCGTTGGGGTGGTTTATTTGATACAGAGGCTAAAGATAGATATATATCATGGAAAAAACGAAATGAGTCATTGACATATAACTTCGAGAAGGATGTTGTGTCCATTGTTCAGGATATGGAAAAAATAAATAAAACGTTTGAGTACATATTTAAAGGGTCAAAGGATCAGCATTCCTATATAATAAAACAGTATCATAGAGATAGAATAAGTATTGAGACATTAGTAATTTTAAATAAATTATACAAGTTTACAGAGCAATACGACAAGATATATGAACAGGATATTGTATGGGTAGACTTATCCAGAACATTAAAGAAATACGACCCATTTGTTCTAGTAGAAAAATCAAAATATGAACGATTATTACAACGAATTATTTGATCTTAATAATGTGACAAACGCTAGAATAACAGAAATTGAAAAAGATCTTCACATAATGCATGAGAATTTCATTACATTAACCGAGCAACTTAAAGAAACGCAATTGTTCTTAGTAAAGCTAGCAAAAGCTCAATCAGAAATAGCTAAAAGAGTATCTACGTGGCCATTTATAGCTGTCCCAAGGGAAGATAGTTAACAGGGATATGTAAGAATGAAACGTAATTTTTTTGATGATGAGCGAGAAAAGAAGGTACGTAAAGCAAAAAAAGGTACCGAGAAGTTGGATAAGCATAAGAAAAGGATATATAATATGCTTATGGAAACTGAGAACGAACCTGGTGAAGTTGAGCAAAAGTATAACTATAGTTATACAAAGCAACGCTAATACATCGCAATATAATTCATACAACGCTATACGGAGATAAAAATGGCATTTGATTTTTCAGCACTTAAGAAGCAACGTGGTTCTTTCGACACCTTAATGAAGGAAGTAGAAAAGATCGCAACACCTCAGACCCAAGAGTCATCTAAAGATGAACGCTTCTGGCAACCAGAAGTTGATAAAGCTGGTAATGGGTACGCAGTTATTCGTTTTTTACCAGCACCTTCAGGAGAAGACTTACCATGGGTTCGTATTTGGAATCACGGGTTCCAAGGTCCTACAGGTAAATGGTATATCGAAAATTCTTTAACTACCTTAGGTAAACCTGACCCGGTATCTGAACTTAATACAGAGTTATGGAACTCTGGGACGGAATCGAATAAAGAAATTGCACGTAAACAAAAACGTAAGTTAACGTATATTTCTAATATCTATATCGTTAAAGATCCTGCGCATCCTGAAAATGAAGGTAAAGTATTCCTTTATAAGTTCGGTAAGAAGATTTTTGATAAGATTAAAGATGTAATGCAACCTCAATTTGAAGATGAGGAACCAGTTAATCCGTTTGACTTCTGGAAAGGTTCTAACTTTAAATTAAAGATACGTAATGTTGAGGGGTACCGTAATTACGATAAGTCCGAGTTCGAATCAGCTACCGCATTAGCTGGTGATGATGAGTTAGAAGGTATTTGGAAGAAAGAACATTCCCTACAGGAGTTTCTAGACCCGAAGAACTTTAAAACCTATGAAGACTTAAAGGCAAAGTTAGAGCAGGTATTATCACAATCGACAATTGCTCCGAGAGCAGATAAGTTTAATCAAGAGGAAGAATTTGAATCTGCGCGAGCAGTATCTAATTCAAAACCTTCCGTTAAACCGAAACGAGAAGAAATTGATATCGATAGCGATGACGATTCACTTTCGTACTTTGCTAAATTAGCAAACGACGATTAAGTAAAGGGCCCTAGGGCCCTTTTTTATTTCTTAGGTATATTGATCTTATGGCAGTCGTCTTTTTCCTCCGTCTGGCCAGGTTTACAGGGTCTCTTTACCTTAGGTTTAATTACAGGTGTAGCTTCTTTTTTAGCAGGTACTTTTTGAGGCTCAGCTGCTAATGTGTTTAAAGAAAATGTAAGTGCGGTTAAAAGTAATAAATTTTTCATATTAGTAAGTAGTTATTCTAGATTGATAACGCTCCAGAGGTGACCCGTTAGAATCAGATCTTG